TATAGGCTAGACCATTCAATGCGTCTTCTATACCCTTGACATAATTAGATATATCTCCTCGTAGGGGTGATTCTTTACAATCCATTTCTGTGATAGTAACGACTGCTCGTTTGTCTGATAGTACGATGCTCATGCTTACTGGGCCTTCAAATAGTGGGCCGTTGTAGTATTCTTTGACCATTTGTTCGTAGTCTCGTGTCGTCTTTGGTGTGTATGCCCATTGCTTACCATTCTTGGATGTTACTCTTGGCCTGCTTTTTGCTTTGGGTCTAATGGGTATTGTGAATTTGTGTTGTTTTTTAGTCACGGACTTTGGTTCTTTCTACTGCTGTTTGCACTAAGTTTAGTAGTTGTTGTTCTCTGTCGTGTCTACCCACAAACTTTTCTAACCTGTCGTCTAGTCTTCTAACCCAGTCTAGTGTTGCTTGTGGACTGTATTCTTGCCAGATTAGGCTTGCGGCGAAGGCATACAAGGTTGCGCTACGATCATCATCTCGTGGGTTTTCCCATACTTGTTTCGCTGTTCCTACGAAATAACCATCCATGTCTGTTTGGTAGTCTCGTTTGGTTTGCACGATGGGTGCTGGTTCTGTCGCATTGTATAGTGACATGAGTTTGCGGTATACGCCTGGTGGTGTGCGTTGCTCCATAGCTTCTGTGACGAACTGTTCTAGTTTGTATCCTGCTACTTCTTGCCTACCTTTGGTGCGTATCTTTGGGTAGGGTAGGCGTAGGCAGTTACCTATGTGTCCTGGTTCTAGGTGTGTTTGTTTGGGGTAGACTTCTCGTATGGGTACGTCTACTGTTCTGCATGCGCCTATCATTCCTTTGCGTGCTAGTGACGCTGATAGGGGTTCTTTGAGGTATACCCATACATGGTAGCCTTTGCTTCGTGATGGTTCTTTCCATGATTTAATATTGAGCTTGTCTAGTAATGCTACGAGGTTGTCTGCGTGGATGTCGCTGATGTCGCCTTCGTCTAGGTCTACTGCTACCCAGTCTACCATCCATACGTTGTTGCGTTCCCACAGTGGGTACACACCTATGGGTTGGTCACCTGATAGGTGCTCTGACATTGCTTGTTGGAAATCTTCTCTGCTGATTTGTTTAACTGGTTTGATTCTGTCTTTGACGTAGGCAATGGTGTTGCCGTTGTGTAGTTGTGTGAAATCTTCAAGCAAATCTTTATGCTTGCTCATTCGATCCACCTGTCATCTTCAGGTATGTCTGATTCGTAATAGCGCCTCACAAAACCACAATCAGGGTCCATGTAATAG